GCTGCCGTAGTAGGGCCTTACGATGCCGCACACGTAGTCAAACGAGCGCATCTTGCGTGCAACCACGCCGCCATTGGTCTGCGAACCGCTGCTGGTGTCGGATGTGTTGCCCTCGATGGTCACAAGATAGGTACCCTTGTTTTCCACAACGATGCCAACGTGGTCAGGCTCGCCGTCGTTGCCCCAATCAAAGTAAACAACGTCACCAGCCTTTGCGGCTTTGTTGGCAACCACGGCATTAGCCTTGCGCGCATCCGCAAGCATGGACGGGCAATAGGCACCCGCAAGCCCTGCGCACTTGGCACCAGCCTGCGCAAAGCACCAGCTGACGAACATTGCGCAATACGGCACGCCGCTTTCGCTGTAGTAGCTGTCACCGACTAGGTTGGCATACCAGCGCCCGTACTTTGTGCCCTGTTCGGGGTCATCCCAGCGGCTGTACCCGATTTGGCTCTCTGCAACCCTTAGCACATCCTGCGCGGTTGCCATGCGCTACTCCCAATTGCGGTCGGGCTTGCCCATGGCAGACACCTGCGAAGCGCCGATGCACACGCCGATGAACGTTCCAAGAGCGTTGATGGTGAGCACGATTGCATCAACCTTCGGCATGCCCCATGCAGGGCCAACCGCACCAATCAGGGTCGCAAGCGCTGGCATCAGAATTAGCCCAACCCATTTCAAAACTCGGTAAACTTTGTCAGGCATGATGTAATCGGGAACGGTGACCGTTTTGGCGTTGTCCTTCGCGGCGCTCAGGTCGTTCGTATCGTCAAGCTCGGGCGTCACGAACAAACCCTGCTCGTCTGGTGTGATATCTGCCATATGCTTGCCCCTTTTCTCCATGACACACATTAAACCACCTGCGCAAACCACCGTCAAGGCTATACGTCGCGCTCTGGCAGCTCCATCACGCGCTGCACCATCATGTCAACGAAGTTGTTGACGATGCCGTTGGCCTTGCACACGGCAGAGTACTCGTCGTGCTCGGCCTTTAGCGCGTCCTTTTCCTCGGTCGATGCCTTGCCTAGGTCATCCAGATACCTATGGCATTTATGGACTATATCTGAGCGCATCTGCGAGCACTGCGCGGTGAGGATGGTGTCAATCCGTTCGTCCTGCTGGTCGAGCCTCGTAACTACGCGCTCTCGCCATTCGGCTTCTGCCGCACGCTTGGCGTCGGTCTTGGCCTGTCCCTCGTCCATGCGTTGGCTAATCTTGCGCTGGCCCAGCGCCACGAGGGTCTGGCCTATCAGCAGCAGGAGCGGGAACACAAGCGCGGTGTATACGGTGTCCATCTTGTATTCCTCTATCAAACGGGAATCATGCTAAGAAGCTTGCTAACGGAAATGTTGCTAATCTCATTAATGATGTTTTTAGCAAACTGCGCGTAACCGAAATCATTGTAGTGAGTGCCATTGCTTCCCTGACCGTTCGGCCAATTATGATAAATGGCGCCAGACAAGTACACATTATCGAGCACGGGAACATTAAAACGTTGCCCCATCCTCTCGATTACTGCGTTAGTCGTGTTTACATTCCCTGACGAGCTGTGCACTCTTACGAGAACGACACGGCTACCCAAATCTAGAGACTTTGCTATAAATTTACCGTAGCAACCAGTTTCGGTATTAGCCCAATCCGTATAGTCATCGCCTGACATATCCGTGTCTATCGTATCAGTGAGACCGTTATTGGTGCCAAGATATATGATGGTGAGCTGACCATCCTTAGCAACAACATCACTCTCTGACCTCTGCCATAGGCTAACTGGAGATGCGCCAGTGTAAGCGATGTATGACGTTGGCACTCCCGTCAGATGCTCTATTACTTTTGGATATGGGTTATATGCCTGCCTTGATGTGCTGTTGCCAGTATAGACCTGCGACCACGTTAACGAGTCTCCAATGCAAGTTATTGAGCCAAATGCAAGAACAGGCGTTAGAGTAGATTCCCCAGTATCTACACTGGAAACTCTTTCAAAGAGTGAAACACGGCCAACGCTATACGTCGGCGGCGTGTCGGTGTGGCTGCATAGGCCGATGGTCACTTTGCTGGTGGCCGTGTAGGTGTATGTTCTTGCCGTGCTATCAGTGCACATGACAAGCGGGGTAAAAACATCGTGATTTGAGTTGGCCGCAAATATGACAGCTACGGCAGTGTTGTATCCTCGCACCGTTGCCGAGACTGAATCGCCAGCACCAAGAGTCACGAATCCGTAGATGTTGAAGCCTGACGAACTTTGCTTCGTGCCGTTCCTGTCAATATAATGCGCACTCTCAAACAGCGGGAACGAATCGTCTGGATAGCCCATCTGCTCCGAAAGCGCCAGCACCTCGTTTTTGAGATAGGCACCTGATGCGTCGGTCCCGAACACGATTTCATGCGAATAGGCGTGGTTGTAGGATACGATTGCATACCCGTCTTCTGTGGGCGTGTAGGAATAAACGTGTTCAGAGCTATCGATTGACCTGACGCGAGGTACGACGTTGCTTTCGCTCTCTGTGCAGGTCGCAATCATACTGACGCCAGTAGAGTATCCAGTTGCTCTAACAGTTATCGTTGCATTTTTATAGACACGAAATGCTCTGGTTCTGCTGAAATGGCTATCACTTGCAATCCTACCACTGCCATCAACGTACTCATTGGCAATGATTTCCAGCGATTCGCCATAATCTAGACCGCAGTAACCACCTAATGCGCTCTTTAAGTCATGCATCTCAGACAGTATGCCACCAGTTTGCACGAGCTTGTCATCACCAATGGAATTGTTTTTAATGCCGTTGGCATCGACAACAATCGGGTTTCCGTTGATGCTGTTGATGTTAGCCATGCCTGCTCCTTACGGTAGGGTAACGGAACTGAGTACAGTGCCGTCATAGCTGATTAGCGAAAGCCTCTTGCCGTTCAGGCTAAGGCTGTGACCAAATCGGTCGTTTGCCGTGCTCGTATGCATAAGTCCGCTCAGGCTTGTATTTGGCACGGTAACGCTGCCATTGCTGCCACCGTCCACGTCATAGAGGGTGATGGTTCGGCCGCTGATTCCAAGCCTGCTGCCAGCCTGATTCCTTGTCGCAAAAGTGGCCCCTAGGTCCACACTGCCAGCACTGGAGCCGTTTACATGGTTCCACGATAGCGTGGTGCCACTGAACGATATTGAGCCAAGTGCCTCGCTGATTCGAGCAAAGATATCGTCAATGCGGTACCACAGGTCGCGCAGCCCGCCCAAGTCAAGTCGTGCCATCTAGGTCAACCTCATAATCTGTGAGCCAGTTATCACGTTGTTTATGTCATAGGTGAGCATGTCCCGCACGTCGGTGGTGTCCCTTCCCACATCCCTAGTCCGCTTTGTCGCGGTCTTTGGTACTGGTCCAATAGTGTACCGTGTGGCGCTCGGATTGTCTAAGGATAGGCTCGCTTGCGTCACCTGCATGGTAGTGTCAACGTTGTGAGGCACGCTCACCACGCGCACCTTCTGGCCCGCCACCAGATGCGTGTACCCTTCCATGTACAGAGCCATGTCCACACCGTTTACGCTCAGGGTCATGGTAGGTGCCAGCTTCTTTCGCATCTCCGCTATTGCCTTGGAGAGCAGGTCAGCGGTGAGGATGATATCGGAGTCCGAGAACGTGAACGTTCGCAGCCCGTAGCGGTTAACGCTGGCAACGTTGTACACCAGCTCGCCAACCTTGCGGAAGTCCGTCTCATACGTGCCATCATCGGCGCGTTCCAGCGTGAGGGTCGCATTGGTATAGTCTGCGCCACGCTTTAGCCAATATCCTGTGACACCTTCTGCAAGTTCCTCAAGACGCTCGCCTTCAACCGTTACCCTTGTCTCCGTTGTTTTGATTGTGTAGCTTGCGGCGAACTGGTACTCGCCGTCACCCAACACAAGAATGTCCCCCTTTGCCGCTCTAAACGACCTACCAGTGGTTGACCTGATGTAGAAAGTATTCTTGTCCAGCCCGTAATGCTGGCCCGTAGTCACAACGCCCTTGCGACCAGATGTTTTGTAGTTGCGCCTGCTGCCGCCGACTGGCATGCAGCCGTTGTACAGGTTGTCCGTGTTCACATCCATGGCGAACTCGGTCATGTTCTCGCCGAACTTGATTGTCTGGCTGTTGGTAGATGGCGCAGACGTATAAAGCCCTATGTACCGCGTGCTGCCAGAGTACCAAACTCTTAGCATGCAATCATACGGGTCAAGAATGCTGCTGCTCAGAATGTCGAGTATTCCCGTTGGCGTAGTTGCCGCAGCATCAACAACCGTCCTGCCAGCTTGCGAGTCATAATAGCCAACATCATTAGCTTCTACGGTATGGCCTATGGTGAAGCGCCTTTCTGCTGGCACCAATCCGTTGTAGTAGTCAATCAGCTTTTTGAATAGCTGTGGTGCCGTATATACCCTTCGATTGCCGTTGCCTTGCGGGTGGTCATCTATACGTGCGTGCACGTTTGCAAGCAGTTGAAGGTCGCTTACGCACGTTACGACCAGCTCCGTGTTCATAGTCTCAACCATTCGGGTGATGAAGCCTGTGAACAGCAGCTCAGTGTCGAACCATACCTTTACGGGGTTTTCAAAGTCGTGGAGTTGCAGGCTGTTGCGCATCGGGTGCGTTGGCGGCATGGTGAAGGTAAACGTGCTCACGCTCTCGGTCATCATGCCTAGGTTTGCGTCGTGTATCGGCCTCTCGTCATCGCCGCCCTGATAGAGCAGGCTATCGCCGTACCTGACGGTGTATCCAGCCATTACGTCAAGTCCCATCCGTAGTAGGTAACGGTAACATGCTGCTTTGCCTCGTTGGCACAATACAGGTCGGTGCCGTTAATGGTCCAGTTAGAGTCAAACTGTGCATTATTGCCGCTGATGGCGATGTAGTTTGGGTTCACCACGAGGTCGGTGCCGTCAAGGTACTGCCACCAATCGGCAACCGTGAACGTGAGTGTAGTGTCGGCATAGAGGTCATCTTCCAACATGAAGGTGCCAACGTTGCGCGAAACAGCAGCGGCAGAACCCACCTTCGTGGTGCCAGATTGCAACAGCCTTGCCCGCACGGTGTGGTATCTGTCGTACCCCTCAAGCCTTGCGGTACCTGAGGGATGGCAGTTTACGTCGATGGTCTTTAGAGCACCTGTTTTCCACGGTGCGTGCTCTATCTCTATGGTCACAAGCGCTGCCACATCGCCGCGATGCTCGATTGATACCTTTGCGCGGCCCGTATAGGTAAATGGCGGGTCCCATGACAGCATGTAGGCTGCACGCTTGCCGTGTATGGTTGATATCAGCTCGCGCTCCACATCGAAAACTTCCGATGCGGTTGGCTTGTAGACGAAAAACTTGAACGTGTGTTTGCCGTCATGGTAAGCCACAGGCCCCAGCGCCTCGGTAATATCGATATCCATGCCAGCGGGTATGTCAACCTTAATAATCTTAGGCTCTGGCAGCTCTTCCTCGAAGTCGGAGTACATCAGGCCATGCTCAGTCTTTAGGTTAACGCCATCGAATATCAGGTATCTGTCTCGCAGGGCCATTACAGCCTCCCCAGCGCCGTGTTCATGGTAGGCGCGATGCCGCCAACCAATGTCGTGCTATCAAGATACACGCTCATGTTCATGCTCTCGCGTATGCCGTTGAGCGCGTCAAGTATCTGATTGTTTGCGGGTGCAGCCGACACGTCCGCTCTTACGGTGCCAGATGCGGAGCCGTAAACGCCCTGCACGGCCTTCTCCGTTGCCTTCTCGGCCTTGGATGCGGTGTCCTCGATGCCGCCAGCAAGGCCCTCCATGCTCATTTGGCCCACCCAATCGAACAGCTTGGACGGGGACGCGATGCCGAGGAACGAAAGCGCTGCGTCAATCGCGCTTTGCAGGCCACCAATCAGTGCGTCGGCAACGCCACCGATTGCACCGCCGATGCCGTTGATTAGGCCTTGGACCAAATCGGAGCCAGCGCCCGAAAGGTCGAAGCTGGTTATCTTGTTCCACAGGTCGGACAGCATCTGACCTGCCGTATCCAATACCTGCGGCAGCGCCTCACCGATTGCGGTCACGATTGCCATGAACAGCTGCCCAGCAGCGGACAGCATGTTTGGCACGTTGTTTATGATGGTGAAGATAAGCGTGAGCAGGAAGTTGCCTAGCGACGCAAGTATTTGCGGCCCATAAATCACGATTGCTTGCGTAATCATCCCAAACAGTTGCCCAGCAGCGGAAAACATCATCGGCATGTTCTGCGTGAGCGTGTTTATGAGCATTACCACTTGGCTAGCCACAATGGGTAGTATGGTCTGGAACAGTGCTGGCAGGGCTGCACCCAAAGCCATGAGCAATTGCCCGACCACTTGCAGCACCATAGGCAGCAGCTGCACAACCACATCGAGCAGCTGCGGCAGCACCGTTGCCAACGTGGTGCGCAGCTGCTCTAGCAGCGTTGGCATTTGCGCGGACAGGTTGGATATGATGGTCCGTATCCTAGGTATCAGGCCACCACGCACCTCGCCAGTCTTTTTGTCAACCGACCCCATCAGGTAGGTAGTGGCAGAATCCACCAGCTCGCCCATGCGCGCGCCAACATCGCCGTCATCCTTGCCCAGCTCGGTAAGCAGGTTGCTCCACGATGCCTTTACCATCGCCGATGCGCCCTCTAGCGTCTCTGCCGCCTCGCCAGCCGCATACCCCGCCATGCCCTGCATGTCAACGTAATCGATTAGCGCCCGCTGCACATCGGCAACGTTGTCAATGGTGTAGTTGGATGCCTCACCAATTGCGGCATTATGCTCGTTGACAACATCAATGACCTCCTGCATGCCCTCCTTTGTGGCATTGATGCCTAGGCCAAGATTGTCGAGCATCGTGTAGTTGCCCTTCATGATTCCGTTGAAGGCGTTCTGCACGTTCTCTGCGCTGTTGCCCGTAGCCGCCACGATATCGGCCTCTGCGGTAACGATGCCGTCAGCAAGCTCGGCAGCTGCCTGCTCGTCACCGTTCAGCGCCGTCTTTAGTCCGACCGCAAAGCCATTTACCTGCTGTATGTAGTCGTTCTGGCTCATTTGGACGTTCTTGTACGCCTCTTGGCTGCGCTTCTCTATGAAATCGTAAGCACTGCCAAACATCAGTTCCGCGCCACCAGCAAGCTGCTCGAACTGCGCGAAGCTGTCAATTGACATCTTGCCCACAGCAACGGCAGCGCCAGCGGTGGCGGCAGTTGCAGCGGCCCCCAGCTTTGCAACGCCAGCAACGGCCTTGCCCAGCCCGCCAGTGATGTTCGACGCAATGCTAGGTATCTCCTTGGAGGCTTGGTCATCAGCGAAAATCTTCACCGCTAGGTTTAGCAGGTTCATTCTTCCTCCGAAACTCTCGCCATCACGTGCTCGATTATATCATCCACCTCGAACTCCACGTGCGGCTTGATGAGGTCGGCCCAACGCTGCGTGCTGTACTTGCCTTGCGGTATGTTCCTCAGCATGTCGGTGACGTACACCTTGAAGGAAAGCTCCTTCGCTCGTGCCTGCCTTCTCTCGACCATGAACATCAGGAAGGCATGAAAGTGGCTCGGCCCATGGTACTCCCCTAGGTCGAGCCACACGTCACCTGCGTTGTCACCGACTAGGATAAAAAAGCCAAAAGGTCCTCGTCGGTCAGAATCTCGTATACGCCCTTGACCAGAGACGCCATGCTCATGCTCTCGCGGTACTCTTCCACGGGAACGCCCTCAAGAGCCGCCAGAATCGCGCACAGGTCGTTCTTGTGCTCGCGCATGAGCACTGGAATGGACTTGCGTATCTTGGAGAGCACGAATTCCTCCTTGCTCATGCCCTCTGGCACCTGCGACCGACTGAACAGATATGATGCCTGTTTGTCGGTTGCGATGTTGCACAACGGCTCCGTGATATCGGCAACCACATCAAACACGCGGTCACCGCGAATCTCTGAAAGGCGCATACGCTACTCCTAGGCGTTACTCGGCGCTGCCAGCCTTTAGGTAGACCTCATACGGCAGCTTGGTCATGTCCTCGATGGTGTAGTGGCCCGTGAATTCGTATTCAACGTCGGCCTTGCCCTTGTCGTTGCTCTGTAGCGAGAAGCCTCCCGTGCTAAGGGCATTCAGCAGATGGATTGCGATAAACCCGCCATTGGTTGCGCCGTTGTGGTCGCTGTAATCGCCAACCCACCACAGGTCGAAGAAGTCGCTGTCCAGCAGGTCGGCGCGCGGCACAACCTTGGTCACACCACTGGTGGTCGTAACATCGGCTGCGGTCATAAGCGCCTTTAGCACAGGCCCGTCAACGGTCTTGCCAGTGCCGCTAAGGGTAACCTCCACATTGGTAAGCACCTTTAGCTCTTTGGTGTTGGCAGGCACGTTGTCAACATCCTCGCCAAAGTCCTCGAACTCAGGCTCTGCGGTGAACTCGGAGCCGCCAGATGTGGCAATGAAAATCTTGCTGCGGTCAAGCGTGGGGCTGGCAGGGTCGAACTCCGTCATGATAACGCCAGCGTTCAGCTGAAACTTCTGGAAGGCATCTGCCGCCACGGTGGTGAACTTCATGCCGTCCCCCTATTCTGCAATCAGGTACTCTATGTTGATGTTTACGTATCGGCGCTTTACCTTCTCGTCCTCGCCCTCCACGGTGACGGCCTGTGCCCACGGGCTACCCTTCTTGACCCACAGCACGCCGCCATCACAGTGCAGCAGCACGCCGCCCATGCCTATGCGCTCGCCAATCTCGCGCACCTTGGCATTTGGTGCCGCCTCGCTCTCGGTGCGGTACCACACGTTGACGGTCATGTTTACCTCGTCCGCAAGCCACTCCCCCACGACCAGCTCATAGCTGATGTATGGAAACGTGGCTTGGTCTGGCACCGATGTTGCCGCGTAGGCAGGTATGCCAAAGCTGGCAAGGAACTGGTATATGGCGGCTTCTGGCGTCATTCCAGCGTCCATTCCTCGGCAGACACCTGCGATACCGCAAACGTTGCGCGCTGCGGTGTCATCTTGTCGGTGCCGTCGCTGGTAACGCGGAAGTATTGCCCGTCAGACACGCGCCTGAACACATCGTGGAAGTCAAGCGGCATTGCCTTGTCCGTGGTCACGGTGTACGTTGCCATCATGCCCTCGGATTCTGCAACCCTAGCGTTGAGCGTGGTGTCGTGGGTGATGGCTGCGGTGAAGGTCGGGCCATCGGTCCAGCTGGTGGTCCAACCGCCCTCGCCATCAGGCACGCGCACCTTCTGCATCAGTACGCAGTCGGTGGCAAAGTCGTTCATGAGGCCCTTGAAGCTCATGCTATCTTCCTCCATGGGTTCAGCCTGTCCCTGAACGCCAGCCGCCAGCCGCTAAGGCCACCGCCGCCAGCGCCAGAGCTGCCGTCGCTCCTTAGCGTGTAGCTGTAGCCGCCAAAGGATTCGGAAGCATACGGCCCGTCAACCGTCTCGCCGTTTGCCGCCTGCCATGCTCCGATATCCTCGACCACCAGTAGTAGCGCCTTTGGTATCGCCAGCATGGTGATGGTGCCGTCAAAGGTCTCGTTCTGCAAATCATCGGCAGGATGCTTGTGCAGCCCGTCGTTCAGCAGGGAACCCTCGATGCGATACCATGCGCCCTCCACCATGGAGGACGAGATGGACGCAGGCAGGGCACCGTCAGCAATCGTGCAGCCTGTGGCGCTGATGCTGGCGCGCCCGAACCAGTTGTGCAGATGGTAAAGCACCTGCTCTAGTATGCCTGCGTCCACCATGCTAGCTCCTAGCCCTCGGTCTCGGTGACCGTGGCAATGTACAGGCTGTTGGGGTTGAACAGCACGGGCATGTACAGCGCGGATGCCTTGGTCCACAGCACCGCAGGGTCGCTCTCGGCCCACTGAGTGATATAGACGTAAGGGCTTACGCTGGAACCAGCCACGTCATAGAAGCGGCCAATCTCGGTCTCAGGCGGCACGCCCCACAGGCTGGAACCAAGACGCATGCCGTTGCCAGTGCCGAAGAAGGTGATGCGGTTCTTCGGGTAGTAGCGCTTGCTGTTGACAACGGGCTTGCCATTTGCGCCCATGGTGTAAGGCGTGGAGTAAGAAAGGTCATCGGTAATGACGGTATCGATGCCGTACTCATCGTCAAGCCATGCGCGCAGCGCGGCATTGGAGACAAGCACGCCCTGCATGTTGATGCCGTTAATGGCCTTCTGCACTGCGGTGTTCTGACGCAGCTTGGTCAGCGTGGAGCGGCTGGTGACGATGCCAGTGAGGGTAACGCCAGCGTCGGCAGCGGTGTCCACGATGCCCTGAATCTGCGTGGGAATGTCGCTGGTGGCACCAGCGCCGAAGTCAAGGGTAAGGCTGGTGTTGGCAGCAGGCACGCCATAGTCCACGGTGATATCAGCACCGTTCTCCTTAATGGTGACCTTGCCAGTAGCCATGACCTCGGCACGGGAAACCTTGGCACGGGTGACAACTTGGTCGGCAAGGTCACCAGCGAAGTCCATGACGTGCATGTACAGCTGGTCCTCGACGTTGACGCCACGGCCAAGGAGCTGACGCAGCAGCTCGCTGGTGTTGCGCTTGACCTTAATCAGGCCCTTCTCCACGTTGTGCTCGTCAATCGGCGCGGGAATCGACTTCTGAGCAGGCGCATCAAAGGCATGGAACTGTGCCATCTGCGGAATCTGGTACTGCGCGGCAAGCGTGTGGTACGTTGCCACCAGATTGTCGGTCTGCACGTCGTTGAACAGGCCCTCAAGCGGGTCGGCAGGACGCTGAATCATGAAACCAGTGTTGAGCAGGTCGGAAGGGCTGACCATGCCAAGAACCTGATTGACAAACTTAGGCATGATTTACTCCTTACTCGACGTTGGTGGTGTAGGGACGGGTAATGGTGGGGCTGGTGGCAATAACGGTGATGCCAGTCAGCGCCGTTGCCGCAGTATTTGCCAGCGCGGCAGGCAGGCGGTCACCATAGATGACGCCACGGGTAACGACGGAACCAATCTTGGCACCATCGGTAACGTCAATGTCATCGTAGAGAATGCCCTTGGCGGTCGCGTCGTTTGCGGGAATCACAGCGCCAGCGGGAACGACCTTGCGGCCATCGGTGCGGGTGACGGCCTGTGCGTGGTTGGCGGCAATGGTCATGGTCTCGCGGATGCACGTCTCGTCGCTTCCAGCTGCGAGGAAGTGGCCTGCGGCCCATCCGTAACCGCTGTCAGAACCAAAGTAGCTCATTGGTTACTCCTTGCTCTCGGTCTTGCCGTACAGGTTGGCATAACGCTCCTGCATGTGCTTGGCAACCTCGGGGTCTGCCCCCTCGACGGTGGGCTTGCCCTTTGGCGGGTCTGCGGGTGGGTCGGCAACGCGCTGTTGCTTCACGATGAAGTCAGCCCACTCCTTCTTCGCCGCGTCCTTGTGGGTGTCGGCATCCTTTATGGTGCCGTCCTCGCCAATCTCCACGGCATCGAGGTCGATGAGGCGCATGATTCTGTCGATGCGGTTCGGTGCCACGCCCACCTCTGCCAGCAGCTTGCGGTATGCGTCTGCCTTGCTTGCCTTGGCCTTCTCTGCGGCAACCTGACCCTTGTATTCCTCGTAAGCCTGATGTTCGGCTTCGTACTTGGCCTTCCACTGGTCGGGGTCACCTGCTGCGGCCTTGGCATCCTCCAACTGCTTTTGGAGGTCTGGCACCTGCTCAGCCTGCTTCTTGAACTTGTCACGGTCCGCCTTTAGGCCATCGGTGGTTTCCGTGTGGGCTGCGATGATGGCCTCAATCTTTTCATCGTCAATGCCCATGCCCTTTAGCAGTTTGATTGTAAGTGCCAATGTGTGCTCCATTTCCTCGGAGTTGCGGCAGACTGTTCCTCGCTGCCTTAAAACGTGCGGACTGTTTCTCGCCGCTTGTGGCACAGGTTAGCACATACGCATTGTGCAGTCAAAGAAACAGGGCCACACGCCTTTGAACTCGTGTGACCCTGTAAAGCCTGTGGGTTGCTGATTTGCGCTCGGTATCCCTTCGGGCTTGCTTCAATCATAGCAAAGCAGGTGCAGCCCGTCCAGTAGCTGTACCTGCCTGATATTGGCGGTTTGTCTGGCACCGCCCTGCCAAGGCGCTCTATCGGTCGCGCCCGTCCCGTTGTCTACATTCTAAACTTCACGCGTCCCTGCGGTGTGTCGTAGTACCTGAACTTCGCGGTCACCTTCGTGGGCTTGCCCTCTGGCAGCGGTGCCCACCCGATGAAAGCCCAATACTTGCGCCCGCTTGCGGCAGTAATCTCCGCGTAGCACTCATGCAGCTCCATGGTACAAACCACCTTAGCAAATGTCATCGTAGCAAACGCGGCCATACTCTGCTTTTAGGCTCTCCGCGTAGCTCATAACGTCACCAATCTCAAACTTGAGCATGCGCTTGTTTGCAGCATGCGCCGTGGTCAGGCACTCTTCGTCGGGGCTGAGCAGAAACACGGTCCAAATCTTGTAGCACGGGTCCCACTCCCACATCAGGGAGTAGCCGTCGCACTGCTTTGTATAAGTCCTGTAGTAAACCTTGCCACACTTCATTGTCGTTCTCCCTTCGGGTTGCCCCTTGCTCGGCTATACTATAGCACACATGCGGCAGGCAGAGCAACGAATATTTTCACCAATCCGCTGCATAATATTGCGGCTGGCACCGCTCCCGCACGGCACCAGCCTGCATAAAACTAGCCAAAGTGATGCACGCGCTCGCCAGTATGGAACCTGCCGCGCTGGCACAGGCTTGCGAGACTGTCGGGCGCATCGTCGTGCTCCGCGTCCTCGGTGTAATCTGTTATCTGGTTGATGTACGCCTCGTCAGTGCCATCGCAGAACACGATATCAGGCCATGCGGCCTTTAGCTGCGTGACAATCTTGATATGCTTGTTCGTGTCCTCGTGGTACGGCACCATGCGCAGGCCCTTGTCCTTTAGGGCCTTTGCGCTGTAGCCCTTGTCAGCGTTCAGCTCCATGTACACGCGGCCCACCTGAAGGCGTCGGGCGTCTGCGGCAATCTCTGCCATCACATCGTCCACGTGCTTGCGCCAAACCCTGCCGTACACGTACCTGATGCCATCATGCACGTTCATGACCGACCATGCCGTGTAGTCCTCGCCATAGTATGCCGCATCGACCTGCCCTTGCCCCTGCATTACCATGTCGATAGGCGCGCCCGTTTTGGGGCTGGTGAAGATAACGTCATCGGAGGGTATGTGCCGCAGCTCGTAGTTCGCGGCGAACAGCGATGGCGTTGTCCGCTTTCTTATTTCCTCTATCTGCTCGCTGGTCATCAGGCCCGTTGACCTGCAATCCCAGCGCTCAGGCTCTGGCATCAGCGTTGCCGCATCGTCAACATGCCACGGTGTCAGCGTGTTAAAGATGCGCCCGCCACGGTTGCGCAGGTTTTGCAGCTCGCGGTACACGTCCTTTGTGCGCTCCCGTTCGGCACGCGACACGCGGTCCTTTGGGTTGATGATATCGTCGGTGAAAATCAAATCGTAGTGCTTGCCTGTAAGCGAGCCGCCTATGCCGATACCTAGCAGCTGCGGTGTGCCCCTTGCATCGCCCGTCAGGTTGGTGCGTATCTCCGTTGACGAGTTCTTTACCAGCACCAGCGGCATGCCGTACATTGCCTGCACCAGATATTGCGTCCTGCCGTTCATCAGCATGCGCCCAACCTGCTCGACAACCTCCTTCACGTCAGAGTCGGTCTTGCGTAGGAACATTATCCTTGTGTTGGGCTTTGTGATAATCAGGATGGCAAAGGCGATTGACACACAAGTTGTCTTGTACGAGCCACGGTGGGCCATCAGCGTGTGGTCGGAGCCGTCGCAAATCATGCCGCGTATCCATTCATTGTGCAGCTCGGTAAGCAGGTCAAATCCCATCTGGTGACCAAACTCCACTGGTCGCGTGTACAGCCAATTTACGTAGTCAGCCCTAGTCGGCATATCTGAACCTCATGCCACCTGTTGTCTTGCGCTTGCCAGTGCAAACGGAGACAATCTTTGTCCTGTTCAAGCCAGTCTTGCGCGCAGCATCGGCAAAGCTGTCAAAGACTTCGCCCGTATCGATGCATTGCACCTTGCGCTTGTGCGGCTGTGCCGCTGATAGGTTGGCGCGCCATTGTTCGCTCAGCCTCTTGCCCACCATTGCCGTGTTGCCCATCTTAGCAGCGGACAGCTTGCGCCTTGTGGCGTCCGAAAACTCGTTGCCTCCGCGTTCGGTCGCGCCTGCCGATGCGTTGAAGCCATAGGCGCTCTCGGTCGTGCGGTACTTGCCGATATAGAAGCGTTCTAGCTCGTTGGCTGCATCATCTTGGCACTGGCATATTACCTCAAAGGTCAGCGAGCTGCTGTCACCATCGTATGCGGCTTGCAGCTCGCTGCTTCTGTGCCTGCCATGCCGCAGGTCATAGAGGTGCGTTGCCCATCTGTGCCTCGGGTCTGCCGTTTGCCCTATGTACCTGCGGCCATCGGTGTGCGCTATCTGATAGATGTACTTCATTGCGGTACCCCCTATTGCCATTGTAGCATAAGGGGTACCGTTCTACTGCTGCGATGCCTTGCGCACAAGCTCGTCCATTTCGGCGCGTGTGGCGGGGTCAATCGTGTCAACCTCAAGACGCTGCACTGGCATCTGGCCTACGGTGTCGCGCAGTATCTGCCATGCGCGCAAATCGCCCTTCTGCGCCTTCTTGAACAGCTGTGTTGCCAGCACGGTGGTGCCATCGGCCACGTTGCCGCTCTTGTCCGTGTACTCCCTGTCCAGCAGCTCTTGCAGTGCATCCCTCAGCAAACGCTTCTCGCGCCTTGCCTTGCCACTTGCCTTGCCGCCCTTGCGTCCGTTTATCGCGGCTTGCTCGCGGCTTTGGTCGCTTGTGAACTGATGCGGTATCAGGTTCTGCTCATTAGCCACGCCTGTAAATCCTTTCCACGCCACGCATTGCGCCAGACAGGTCACCATGCTTTGCCTGACCAATCATAGTGAGCGCCTGTTGCGTTGTTATCTCGCCCCTCTGCTGGCATGCCCTTATTGCCTTGCAGAAGTCTTTGATTGCCTTGCCCATCGCTATGCGCGCTTTGGCTTCATGCTTGCGGTGCGCTTGCGCTGGTGGCCCGTATGCTGCACCGCCTTGCGCGCTGCACGCATGCTTACGTTGTGCTGTTCAGCGTATGCCGCTGCGCGCTTTTCCATCATCATGTCGTACTCGGTCATGCCCATGGTTGCACCTTTCTATGAGCCATATGCTAACAGGTTGCGCTTGCGCTGCTCCATTGGCACCTTCGGCCCGAACAAGTCCTTGCGGTGGCTGTTCTTGCCGTTTGCCAGCACGTCCCAGCAATGGGCCTCGTATGCCGCGTCTGGTGCCACGTGCCCCAACTCATTTAGCAGCAGCCACTCCATGCAGCACTTGAAGCAGCTGCCGCACCTGTTTGGCATCAAATCGACCCCATACTTGCGCACGTTGGTGTCGTGGAGCTTGCGCTTGAATCGGTGCGGGCTTATGCAGCTGCACACGTATGGCAGGCAATCGGGGTGCCTGCTTGATATGTAGTCCAGCCTTTGGGCCTTCTTCACGTCATCGTCTATGAACAGCAGTTCGTAATAGGGCACCAGCATTGCCATGGCATCACGGAACGCCTCGTTGACCTCCCTGCTGTCGGTGATGGTGTAGCCTATCTCGCACTCGTCTATGCCGCTGCACCAATCGGCACCCATGGCGTACTCGGTTATGCCGCGCGGCAAACCATAGTCGGCCATCAGGGCCATAATCAGTTGGTTCTTTAGCGGGTTGTCAATGTACCGCTGTGGTTGCAGGTGTCTTACCCTGCACTCCACCAAATCCATGCCAGCGGCTTGCGCGAATGCCTTTGCGCTTGCGTCCTCGTCGGGGAACGCCTTGTTTAGTCCCGTGACGTGATACAGCGTGACGCTAAACCCTAGGTCTTTTAGGTGCAGTGCCATGTATGCGCTGTCCAGCCCGCCAGAGAACCCGACCATGACGGATTGCCACGCTGGTATGTCCCTTATTTGAAGACTTATGGGGTACGTGCTGATTGTAGGCGCTGGCAACCCATGGCGTTCATACAGTAGTGCCATCATAGGCTCGAAGCCTTGCGGCACCTTTATGGCCTGCCTTGGCTCGTCGGCACAGAACACGTTATACATGTTGAGCATGTGCTTTGCCATCGTGCCACGCATCTGCGGGTCAATCTGTAGGTATGCCATCTTGCCCCCCAAACACGATACGGTCAGCCATTGCCAGCACCAGCGGATTCAGCGGTGCGCCCTTCTCGTACCTTGTGGCATCGTCTAGGTCGTACACCGCAGTGATGCGGCTTTCAGGGAATGCCATCTTTAGGCACACCAGCGTTTCTCCGCTGCCAGTAGGCAGGTTGATTGCATCGGGTATGCTTCCTAGTTCTGACTTGTACCACCATGCAACGTCCTTCATGCAATCCATCGGCAGGTGACCGCTTGTTGCATCAAAGTGGGTCGGGAAGTGCCTGTGCACCTCGCCGATGGTAAACCATCGCAACGCCTGCAAATCACCTGTCGGGCTTACGTCCAGCACGTCAATGCCAGCCTTGCGCAGCTCGCGCGATGCGTTGCCACAGCTAAAGCAAACCGCCTTGTCGTATCCGTTGTCGCGCATGTAATACGCTATGGCGATGGAGCGCAGGCGCTTGTTATCGAACCTAAACAGATTCATTTGCATCATCGGCCAAGTCGGAGAAGTCCAGCTGCTCTAGGCGCTTTGGTATCTGCTTCAAATCGCCCTTGTAGAACACGAGCACGTTTTGGTGCACCTTGCACACCTTGCGCGTTTTCATGTTGCCGTTGGCGCGCATGGCTGCGGTGCCCACAGCGTTCACCAGTATGATTTCGTTGTAATACTTGAACCCTGCCTGCCGCAGCACGTTTATGGTGTCGGCCACAAAGCTGCGGTACTCGCCCGTTTTCTTATCGCGTATCTCAGCCACCTTAATGACCATGAAGCTGTTGTCGTTGAGCATGCGGTAGCACTGTTGCAGGATGTTGGCATACTGTGCGATAAATTCCTCGTATGTGCCCAGCGCGCTCATGTCTGCCGCGCTGTAAACCTCTAGGTCGTAGTACGGTGGGCTGGTAAGGCACATGTCGAAGTCATGCTCGCCCACAAGCTGCTCAATCTGATTGCTGTCACCGCACACGTAGCGCACGCCATCATAGCGGCTGGTCTTTTCCTCGTTTAGCGCAACTTGCTCGGGCCTGATTTCCACAGCGGTGTACCCATAACCGCACTCGCCAGCGACTACACCCTTGGTCTGCTCGCCGCCAAATGGGTCAAGCACCTTGCCACCCTTCGGGCAGAACCATGCGTACATTGTTTCTGCCAGCACGGGGTCAAAGTTGCTGGTGCCGCCATTGATGGCCTTTGTCAATCCACCGCCAAAGGTGCCGTATTCGCCGTCGCGCGTCTCGCTCAGACTGCCAGTGATTTCCAGCCACTGTTGTTTGCGCTCCTGCCAGTCACCAAGTCTGGTATTCAGCACGCTAAATGGTGGCACCACCCAACGCTCCGACAAACTACCCTTCTCGCCATCGGTATAGTCGTAGCCCGACATGTCCTCGACTTCCAAATCAAAGCCAAAGTCGGACATGTCTATGTCGGTGATGGCATCCAACTCCAACTCAAGCAAATCGGTGTCGAAATCGCTGTTCATTGTCAGCTGATTGTGCACCAGCGCATACGCGCGCCGCTGCTCGTCGCTAAGGTGGTCTAGAAATATCACTGGTGCCGTTTCAATGCCCAGCTTGTTCAGGGCCATTAGCCGCCCGTGACCCTCAACTACCGTTATATTGCCGTCGCTGTCAGTCCACACGCCTATGGGGTCGCAATCGCCAAACTCCTGAATGCTTTGCACAATCTGGTCAACCTGCCAGCTAGGATGCTCCTTCGCGTTTCCAGCGTATGGCTTTATCTTGCTGGTGCTGATGTATTCGACTTTAAGCTGTGGCATGTTCAATTGTGTGCCCCTTTACCTTGTGGCCCTTCGCAAGTGCGTTGCTAATGCACTGCACGCAGACACCTAGAGCGTTGGCTGCGTCGGTCATGCTTTTGTATGCATTTGCTCCGTCAATGATAACGGCACGCCTGCGCGCTGAAATTGCATTAGCCGTAGCTGGTTTTCTTAGCCTTGCATCGTATGCGTGTTTGTTGTTTTCACCAGCGGTGCACCACTCTAGGTTATTGGCATGGTTGTTTGCTTTATTACCGTCAATGTGGTTTATCTGCGTCTTCTGACTTGGATTTGGTACAAATGCCTGCGCAACCAACCGATGAACCTTCTTGGTCTTGTATTTGTTGTCACGCCAGAGGTTTACGCACTTGTACCCGTTGCGCACGCTTTGCCGCAAATCGTTGCCAGTTGCAGCGCTCTTTACCCTGCCATCGTCCGATACTAGGTAAAGTCCCTCGTAACCGACTATGTCAGCCCACGTGCTACTCATTTGGATGCTCCTGAATGTATTTGCGGATTAGACCCCTAATGAACTCGGTCTTGTTGCCAACGCTTTCCAGCTTGCTGATAACGTCCGCGTCAGCGTCAACGCGCAGCCGCATTACCAGCTGGTGCGTGGTCTTGTCATAGCGCGCCTTGGCACGCTTCGGTGCATCAGTAGCCAA